GTCTGTGAGGCGGCGGAGGCGGAGGGGCGCGGTGGAGGGGTGGGTGATGAAGGCGGTGTCGTTGATGGCGATGAGTTGGAGGTCGCGCAAGGGAGCGTCCCAGTAGCCGGTGGTGAGGGGGCTGGGTGGGGTGGCGAGGGTGAGGTTTGGCAGGCAATCGAGGGTGGCGGCGGTGGTGCCGTTTGGGCGGAGGATGCGGAGTTTGCCGGCGGTGAAGTGGAGGATGTAGCGGGAGCGGTCTGTGGCTTGGAAGGGGAAGGCGCGGGTGTTTGCGCCGGCGGTGAGGGTCTGGGCAAGCCAACGGAGGCCGGGGCGTTTGGTGATGGAGCCGTAGGGGAGGGCGAGGAAGTTTTCGAGGGTGGAGGCTGCGCCGAGGTGTTTTTCGAGGTCTAGCCGGAAGCGGAGGTGGGGGGAGATTTCTCCGGAGTTGAAGGTGAGGAGTAGGGAGTTCATGCGTTCGGGGGTTCTGGGGTGTAGTCTGGGGAGCCGGAGTAGCGGCGGCGGGCGCGGGCGAGGGGGGAGCGGAGGATCATTTCCCGCATGGGGTTGTTTTCGTTTGAGGAGGTTTCCTGGGAGTCTTTGAGGGTGGCGCGGGCGAGGGTCTCGCGGTGGTCTTGGAGGAGCTGGGCGGCGAGGTTTGGGGAGCCGGTGATGCGGGTGGCGATGCGGGAGGCGAGGAGGTAGCGGAAGGCCTCGCGGAAGGTGGCAGACCAGTCGGAGGCCTCGCTGGTGATGTATTCGATGTGGAGGCGATCGGTGAGGGCGGCGAGGGGGGAGAGGAGGAGTTTGCGGCCGATGATGCGGAAGTCGGTGATAGGGGCGCCGCGATCTGGGCCGGTGAGTTTGAGGACGCGGAGGCAATCGGCCGGGAGGTCGTAGGCGGTTCCCCAGTCCGGGAGGAGGGTGGTGCGGCCGCCTTGGAATGGGGTGGAGGGGACGGCGGCGAGGGTGCCGGTGCCGTCTGAGCCGGGGGCGTTGGCGAAGGTTTCTTCGAGGGCGGCGTTTGCTGCGGCGATGGCTTGGGCGGCGGTGGGCGGGGAGGCGACGAGAGTGGGGGTGCCGGTGGCGGATCCGGTGGCGGTCCAAGAGGTGACGAGGTCAGGAGTGGCTCTGTCTTCGGTGGATTCCCAGCTGGTGCCGGGGCTTGGCGGGTTGGTGATGATGAGCCATTTGGTCCCGGTCCAGTAGATGATGGAGGTGAAGGATAAAGTGAATTCCGGATAGTAGTAGGCGGGGCGGTCGTTTTGGAGAGTGCCGAAAAGGTGGGTTTCGGTTACGTCCGGAGAGAGGGGGCCGGTGATGGTGATGCGGTGTTTGGCTCCGGCGGTGATGAGGATGTGGTTTGCGGTTTTGGCGACGGTGAGGGCGTGGTCGGTGGAGGTGGCGATTTCTGCGGTAAGGAGGTTGCCATCCGGGCCGGTGGCGGGTGCGGTGATGAGGATGTCGTTGTTAGTGCCGGTGGGGTTGAGGGTGGCGGTGGCGGCGCGGGCTTCGTCGAGGGGAAGGAGATTGGCGGGGGCGGTGCCGAAGGCCCAGTGGTGTTGCTCGAGGAGGACTTCGAGGGTGTGGTTGTAGTGGAGGCGGACGGTCTCGGCGGTGGTGGAGGTGTCCGTTTCGAGGTCGGTGAGGGGTGGCTCGCCGAGGAGGTCGAGGGCGAGGTTGGCGATTTGGGTGGAGGTCATTGGGGAGCGGAGAGTGGGATGGTGAGAGGAAAGAAAAACACCCGGCCCGAGTTGGGCCGGGTGTTCCCCTAATTACCCCACCGGATCCTCAACCGATGGGAGATGGTTTGTGTGTGGCGTGGTGGCTCAGGCCTTGGCGCGGTAGGCGATGATGAAGGTGAGCGTGGTGCCGTTGGTGATGGTGTTGGCGCTGGCTACGGTGGCGTAGATTTTGCCTTGCTCGGTGATGCGGTAGGGGGTGACTGCCGCCTCGGGGACGCCGGTGGAGCAGAAACCGACCAGGCCGCCGGCGGAGAGGACGATGCCGTCCGCGTAGCGATCGGTGTTTCCTGCGTCTCCGACGTCGAGGGTGAGGGTGGTGCCGGGATCTGCGGAGCATTGGACTGAGCAGAGCTGAGGGACGACGACGGCGCCGACCGGGACTTGGGCCGCGGGGACGATCTCGAGGAGGTCGTTTGCGGCGGTGTCTCCGGTGAGGGTGACGGTGGCGGTGGCGAGGGCGACGATGCCGAAGGCGTCGTCTCCATCGCGGAGGCCGTCACTGGCGCGAAGGGCTGCGGCTTCTTGCAGTTGGACGAGGGTGGATTTGAAGGTGGCCATGGTGGTAAGTGTGTGAGTGTTTGGTGGGGGTTATGCCGGGGAGGTGGTGCCTCCCCGGCGGTGGGGGTTAGGCGGCGGACAGGTCGAGGCAGTTGATTTGGACGACTTGTTCTTCCTGGTGGCGGCAGGCGTTCATCGCGTATTTGGTGACAAACTGGACGGCGTCGTCGAGGTCGTTGCGGATGGAGACCTTGTGGGCCATGTCCTTCCAAATATCGAGGTGGAGGCCATCGGAGGTCCAGACGGCGGATTTGACGATGGATTCTCCGCCATCGGTGCCGGTGAGGAGGCCTTCGTAGTGGATCCAGTTGACTCCAAGGAACTGGGTGATCATGCCGTTTTCGTCGAGGACGGGCGGCAGGAAGTCTTTGGAGAAGAGGCGGGAGCCGGTGGCGGCGTTGGCATCGTTGAGGAGGGCGGCGTTGAGGTCTGCGTTGAGGAGTCCGCAGAGGCGGACGCCGGCGGCGCGGGCTTCATCGTTCCAGGCCTCCGACTTGCGGAGGAGTTTGACGGACTCGATGATTTTGGCGACGGTCATGGCGGAGTCTGCGGCGGCGCCGGTGTGGACGTAGTCGATCGGGATGGTGTGCTCGGCGAGGATTTCGACGGGAGTGGCTCCGGTCTTGCCCTTGTAGTTGGTGCCGAGGAGACCTTCGACGAGGATGGAGTCGGTGCGGCGGCCGAAGGTGGCGGCGTGGACCATGAGATGATCGCCTCCCGGGAGAATGGTGGGGGCGAGGAGGATCTCGTCGAATTCGTCGGCGCCGGTGACTTTCCGGAATTTGCGCGGGGTGTTCCAGCGCTTCTCGGTGTCGAGGTCGGAGATGACGACTTTCTTGTAGCGTTGGCCGGTGGTTTCCTCATCTTCGCCAGGGAGGACGAGGTTGTGGGTCTTTGCTTCTCCGGTGCAGCCAGTGGTTACGACGGCGCATTTGCGGAGGCGGGAGACTTTCTGTTGGACGGTGTGTTGGAAGTTGCGACCGAATTGGGTCGTGAAGTGGTCTGGTACGGCGAGTGGCATGGTGGTGGTGGGGTTGGCGTGAATGCGGGTGGTTAGATCGCGTTCCGATAGTCCTGAGCGGGTCGGTCCTTGCGCGTGTCCTTGCGCCGAGGGCTGAGAGGCTGGACAGGTCCCCCACCAGGGAGGATAGGCTGTGGCCGTTGTGGCGTGGTTAAGATGGTGCTGTTAGGGAGAGTTTGGCGATTGAAGGGGAGAATGAAGAAACCCGCCCCTTGGCGGGGGCGGGTTTGTGTGGCCAGGGGTGGAGGGGAGGTGAGGTTATTGGCCGGAGGCTTGTTTGAGGAGGTTGGCGACGGTGTTGTAGGCGTCTGGGTCTCCGTTTTTGTAGCGTTCTGACCAGGTGGGATCGGTGCCGTCCATGATGGCGTTTGCGCGTTCTTGTGGGGAGCGGAGGTCTCCGAGGCCGTTGGGGGTGCGGGCGTGGTCTTCTGCGGTGAGGCGGGCGACTTGGAGCATGAGTTTTGAAACCTCGGGCATGTTGGCAAGCTGGGCGAGGACGGGGGAGTCTGCGGGGATGCCGGCGGCCTCGGCGTGGAGGGCGAGGTGGTGGCGGACGATGGAGGAGTTTTCGTTGAATTTGCCTCCCCACTCGGCGACGAGGGCGTCTTGTGCGGCGCGTGTTGCTTCTTGCTGGGCGGTGGTGAAGGCGGTGTGGCGGGCGACTTCTGCTTGGAATTGGGCGTCGACGAGGGCTTGGAGGGCGGGAGCGGGGACGTGGTTGGCGTGGGCGATTTTGGCGATGTTCGCGGCGAGGTCTGCATCGAAGGTGATGCCTTCTGGGATGTCTGCTGGGGGCTTGATGTTGTAGCCTTCCGGAGCCTCGGGGACGCGGGCGAGGGTCCGGAAGCGGGCGACGTCTTCGGGGGCGGCGTTGGCTTCTGGGTAGGCGGGGCCGTTGGAGCGGAAGTGGAGGTAGGATTTGGCGAGGTCTCCTACGTTTTTGAAGGGGGTGAGGGAGGAGGCGTGGGGGGCGAAGTTATCGCCGAGGGCGGTGTGCCAGTTTTCTCCGAAGGTGCCGTCCGGGTTGAGGATGGCGGGAGCTGGGGGTGGTGTGGCTGCTGGGGCGGGAGTGGGTGCGGGGGTTCCGCCGCCGGCTGGTGGGGCTTCGAGGATGGCTTCGGTGCGGAGGATTTGGAATGGTGTGCGGTATTTCATGGGGTTGGGTGGGGTTGTGGGTAGAGTTAGGGGTTGAGGAGGGCGTGGAGGCGTTTGTTGGCGGCGGTGGCATCTGGCCAGCGGGCTGCCATTTTCTCGGCGCGTAGGCTGTAGAGGCGGAGGAATTCGGCGTCGGTATCGTGGGCGGCGGACCAGGTGAAGTATTCGAGGGAGCCGTGGCCGAGGGTGGGGCAGGGCTTGGGGCGGTCACTCGGGGCCGAGGATGGAGTGCTCGGCTTTGGCGTCGGCGAGAGTGGAGAGGATTTCGAGGTGGAGTTGGCGGAGGCCGTCTTTGGTGGCTGCAAGGGTGTCGTCGGGGATTCCCGGGTGGTAAGTGCCGTTGACAAGGGAGCGGAGCATGGCAGGGATGAGGCGGCGGCCTTCCCGGACGCAAGCGGCGAGTGGGTCGAGGTGGGCGTTGGCGGGGAGTAGCTGGTAGACGGGGCGGTCTGTTCCTCCGATGTGGCAAAGCCAGGCGAGGGTAGTGCGGCCGGGGACGGTGGTGAAGAGGGCGAGGAAGACGGCGGGATCGAAGGTGGAGTCGAAGTGGTCGGCATCGTTGAGAGGGCAGTCGATGGGGGCGGCGGTGTGTAGCCAGGTGAGGAATTGTTTGCCGGGGTCGCTGGTGAGGGTGGCATGGATGGCGGAGAGGAGTTTGGCGCGTTCTTGTTTGGCGGCGTCACTTTGCGAGGGGCGGTTTTGCGTGGGGGAGTGGGCATGGCGGGGAGGTTGGGTCATGGGGTGGGGTTGAGAGGATTTTGGGGGATGGTGTTAGGCGTCGAGGGGTGCGGCTTGTTGGGCGGCGCGGAGGGTTTCTTGGGGGCCGCCGAGGTTGCGGATGGCTTCGGTGGCTTGGAGGGCTTGTTGGGCTTGGGCTTGTTGGGCGCGGGCTTCTTGGAGTTCCTGGAGTTCCTGGGGTGTACGGAGGAGGACGGTGGGGAGGCCGGAGGTGCGGTGGAAGTGGGCGCCAATGGTGGCGGGGTTGATGTAGTCGAGGATGGTGGGATCCAGATTGGCGAGGGGGGATAGGACGCCGATGATTTCTTGGAATTTGTGGAGGTGGGAGGCCTCGAGGGCGAGGGCCATGGCGGAGACGTATTCGACGGCCGGCTCCTCAAGGAAGGCGGAGAGGCTGTCTGTCTGGAGGATGGAGAGGGGCGGCGGAGGGATGACTCCTTGGCGGAGGAGGAGGGCGAAGGAGCGGCGGAGGACGGGGGTGAGGAATTCCCGGACCATGTTGGAATAGATGGGGTGGAAGAGTTCCCGGGACTCGGTGATGATGGCGGAGATTTGGGTGGCGGTGGCTTTGGGGTCGAGCTGGGAGATGGCGTTGAAGAGTTCGACGTGGAAGGCGGTTTCGATGGCGCGGCGTTTTTCGAAGGCGCGGTCTTTGCCGACATCGTAGCGGCCGCCGGTTAGCCATTCTTGGGGGACTTGGGTGATGGCGGGATCGAACATGGTGAGGCCGCAGGCGGTGAAGTCGATTTCGTTCTTCATGCCGGCGGGGGCGAGGACGCGGGGGAAGGCGGCGGTTTCGACGAGGGTGTCGAGCATTTGCTCGAGGAAGTCGAGCTGGGAGGCTTCGGGGAGGGCGGCGTAGGCGGGTGCCCAGCCGTAGGGGGATTCTCCCCAGGTGGACCAGCGGGAGACGGCGGTGGGGAGTTCGTCGAAGCCGGAATCGAGGATGATGGTGTTGGTGCCTTTGTGGAGGTAGGTGGAGGCGTAGGGTTTGTGGGCTGCGTCTTGGCGGCGGGGGTCGCGGTCGGTGCGGGGGTGGATGGCGTGGATGAGTTGTTCGGTGCGTTGGTAGCGGGTGGCGGGGTTGTCGAATTTTTTGAGGATGTCTTCGTGGAGGGCTTTGCGGCCGAAGGCTTCGAGGAGTTGAGCGGGGGTTTGCTCGTAGTTGCGGTGGATGACGTCGACTTCGTCGAAGGAGTTTTGGGCGATGGAGAAGGAGCCGACTGGGTAGGTGCGGAAGTGGAGGCCGCGGTTGTTTGGGCCGCCGGTGACTTCGAGGGCGGCGATGCCGAAGCATCCGCGATCGAGGTAGCATTCGTGGCCGCGGTTGTAGAAGTTGGAGGTGCCGAGGGAGGCGACGAGGATTTCGGTGGCGCGGGCGAAGTAGTTTTCGGCGATTTGGTTTCCTTGGAGGGAGGGCGGGGGCCGGAGGATGAACCAGCGGGCGCCCATGGGGGTGATGCGGACGGATTGGCCGGTGGCGAGGGTGTTGTTTGCCCTCATGGCGGTGCCGTCGTTGTTGCGGTGGAGGGTGGTGCGATCGGGCGGGCCGATGGGGGTTTTCTGGGTGATTTGGTTGCGGCGAGGGTGGACGATGTCGGCACAGTCTTGCCAGAGGCTATCCCAGGCGGAGCGCTCGGCGACGAGGGTGGCGTTTTGGGCGAGGAGTGCTTCGGCCTTTGGGTCTGGGGTGGACATGGTTAGCCGAGGGTTTGGCGTCCGGTGGTGCCGGGGGCGATGATGGTGTTCTCGAAGGTGTAGCGTTTGCCTTTGCGGCGGCGTTCCTCGATGTCGGCGGTGGCTTGTTCTGTGCCGGTGGCGCTAACGGGGGGAGGTGGCGGGGCTGGTTCTGGGAGTTTTGGAGATTTCTGGGAGCCCATGGCGGAGGAGGGTGTGAAGTTGGTGGAGGCGGATGCGGTCTTGCCCATGCCGGCAGTAAGAGACCCACGGGAGGGGGTGACGGTGTGCAAGCATGAGCAAGGCGCGAACGCTTCCTGCTGCGGAGGCAACGTGCCAGCAATCGGCGATGGGTGGCGATTGAAGGGGGGAAGTGAAGTGGAGGTGTGTTTCTGGCTGCGCGGCGATGACGGGGCGGGCCATGAGGAAGGAATCCGGCAGGGAGATGACGACGGCGCCAGGGGTGGAGAGGTGGAAGTCGAGGATTTCCGCAAAGGTGTTTGGCGGATCCGGGGTGGAGTGCCAGGCGACGGCGGCGAGGTGGAGGGGTGACGGTGTTATGGACACTTATTGATTCCCATAATTAACTGTTCTGCGGGTATTCGAGTTCCAGCAGTAGCTTTAGGCAGTGAATGGCCTTTTCGATGTCCTCACGGCCGTTCTTTTCGCGGTGGCGGGTCACATAGCGGATCACGCTCGACTCGCAGTAGGGGAGACGGTTCCGCTGGCAGTATTCGGCCGGCTGGATGGCCAGAGATTTGTAGTGGCGACCGCCCACTTGGTCCGCCAACGCAGAACCAGCAGAGGCAGCGCAACCCTCAGGAGCGGGCAGTTTCGTGGTGGATTCAGGCATCTGGGGCGCTCCTTTCGGGTTGCTGCTCATGATCGTTCGCTGCAAAATCTCGGAGGTGTTGCCAGTCATCGAGGTTGTATTCCGCTTCGTGCGACTCGCGGAGGATCTGGTCGCGTGTGTGATCGTCCAAGACGTGCCAGCATTGTTTTAGTGCGCGGACTACGGCGAGAGTGCCGCCTGTGTTCCGGGTGTGGGTGTAGCGGGCAGCGAACACCATAGCGGAGCGCATCGGCCCAGCGAACAAGTCAGTGGTGTGCAACCCGCCATCAACGGCTTTGTCAGTCTGTTGGTTCATATACGTCTGATTTCGTTGGTGGAGTTTTATCGTCGGCGGGTGGCACACTTGGGACGTGGGAATTAGCGGCGGCGGACAGGGGGGCGGATGATTTTTGGGGGGGTGGTTTTGGTGGTTTGGTTGAGGCGGTCGAGGAGGTTGAGGTGGCGGGCTTCGGCAAAGGTGCGGAAGGCGTCTGCGGAGTGGGAGAAGGCGTCGTGTTTTGGTTTTTCGCGGAGGGTGGAGGAGGTGGGGGAGATGTCCCGGGAGTAGCCTTCGAGGCAGGCGATGCCGGAGGGGTGTTCTTCTCCCATGTAGTCGCGGGGTGTGTCGCAATGGGTGGCGTGGAACCAGCAGTGGGGGAGGACGTCGCGGACGTGGCCGATGCCGAGCCAGATGTCGGGGGTGCGGGGGACGATGATGGTGTTGTTGAGGCCGTATTGGGCGAGGGTTTGTTGGTAGGAGAGGCCGGTGCCGCGGTCGCGGGTGGCGGCATCGTGGGGAAGGTAGTGGAGGGCAATGGGGCGGCCGAGGTCGCGCTCGAGGCGGAGGATGTGGTCTGGCATGGCAGAGGCGGGATCGCCAATGGTTTCGAGCCAGTGGAGGACGAGGTAGGCGCGGTCGTGGGGCTGGACGATCCAGAGGGCGGTGGAGTCTGAGAGGCCGAGGTCCCAGAAGGCGGCGAGGGGGTAGCCGGGCTCGGGGGCGAAGTCGATCATGCGGCGGGAGGCGCGGAGGTCTGCCATTTGTTTGCCGTAGATGGCGTGGTCGTTGATGGCTTGGAAGGCTTCGCCGGGGGTGCTGGGGAATTCTTTGAGCATGCCATGGCCTTGTTCGTCTTGTTTTCTGTCATACCAAAGCACTTGGGAGTGGGTGAAGGTGCGATTGAGTTGTTTGGAGAGGTCGGTGAAGTATTGGGTGATTTCGGTGCGGATGGGGTGAGAGGGTTGATGGAGTTGGTAGCGTGGGTCGAGATACCAGGGGAAGAAGTGGAAGCGGCGGTCGACGGGGGTGAGGTGGTCGTCGTTTTGTTTCATGGTTTTGCGGAGGAGGGTGTAGTGGCCGCCTGCTTTGCCTCCTTCGTGGGTGGATTCGATGTCGATGGTGTTGCCGGGGGTGATGGAGTTGAGGGCTCCGTTGACGATTTCGGTGAATTTGCCGGGAAACCAAATGGCGGTTTTGCCGGCTTCGGACCAGTGGATGCGCTGGGGGGTGGCGCCGCGGAGGGAGGTGGAGCAGCGGATGGTGGATTTGTTGGCGAATTCGAGTTTGATGGTGGAGCCGGAGATGGGGATGGTTTGTTTGATGATGGCGCCGAGTTTGTGGGTGGTGGGGTGGAGGTCCGGGTTGTCGAGGTTTTCGTAGGCGGTGCGGAGCATGAAGAGTTTTTCTTTGGCATCGGGGAGGGTGAAGTCGATGATGCCGGCGGTGAGGCCAGGGGTGAAGAGGAGGGCATCGAGGTTTTCGATTTGGAGGAAGGTGGAGAAGCCGAGTTTGCGGGCTTTGAGGACGTGGTTGGAGTTCCAGCGGCGGTTCCAGAAGTGGCGTTGGGCGATGTTTGGGACGAAGGGGATGAGGTTGCTGTCTGAATCCCGGATGGTGTAGAGGTTCATGAGCCGCCAGGCACGGGAGACGAGGGGGGTGTTGGCGAGCTGGAGCATGGTTATTCGAGGGGCATGGGGGCGTCTGGGAGGGCGGAGCGGACGGCGAGGGAGGCGAGGGCTTGGTGGAGGGCTTGTTGAAGGTCGCGCTGGCCGTCGTCTCCGGAGAGGGTGTTGTCCATTTCGATGGCTTTGAGGGGGTCGAGTTTTTCGATGCGTTCGGAGCGGGAGGCTTCGGATTCGGTGAGGGAGTAGGATTTGATGAGGTCTCCGTCTTTGGCGGAGGGGTCTGTGGCATCGAGGGTGGCAAGGGGGGTGCGGACGACGCGGGCGAGAAATTGGCGTTTTTCGAGGACGGTGAGGACGCTGGCTTGTTCTGCGGCGGCTTGGGCGGCGGTTTTGATGTGGTCGAAGTAGGCTTTGACGTCTGGCCGGCGAAGGACGCGGGTGACGGCGTGGTAGGCGGAGGCGCGGGTGGATTTGAAGCCGGAGGCAAGGTAGGCATCGACTTTGCTGCTGCCGGCGAGGATGAGGTCGGCAATGCGCTGGTGCCGGGGGTCTTTGGGGTAGGGGGGCA